CAAAAGCTTTAAGAGAAAACTTTGAATACGCATACATGATTGAATCTGGTGCTAGAGGAAGTTGGGACCAGGTTAAACAGATAATCATGACCCGAGGATTTGTATCAAATTTCGACGGAGAAATTTTGCCAATACCAATCAAACATAATTTAGTCGAAGGATTATCAGAAGAAGAGTTCTTTTATTCAACATACGGATGCCGAAAAGGTCTTCTTGACATTGCGCTGAATACAGGAACATCAGGATATCTTTCAAGAAAATTAATTTTTACTTGTGCTAACCTCCAAATTCATACAGAGTTAGAAGATTGTGGAACTACAGATTGTTTGGAAGTATATGTGAAAACTGAAAGAAAAGCTAGAATGTTAGTCAACAAATACCAGTCAAATAAAGGAACTCTTGAGTTAATCACCAAGCAAAATTACAAAGATATAATCGGAAAAACTATATGGATTCGAACTCCGATATTATGTAAATCACCCAAATTATGTCAGACTTGTTATGGAGATTTACATAAAAAATTAAACAGCAGATTCGTTGGAATCATAGCTGCTCAAACTCTTGGTGAGCGTGGGACACAATTAGTTCTCAGGACATTCCATACGTCAGGTTCAGCTGTAATACAAGGACAGGACACCGAAACAGAGTCAATGAGACAAAAAGATATTATCGGTGATCTTGCATCAGTATCTCAGCTCCTGCATAAGTTCAAGAATAAAACATATACAGATATAGTTTCAGAGCTATTTGAAGTATATGATAAAGATATTTACCATGTCCATTTTGAATGTGTCGTGGCTCAGTTAATGTGGAAGAATCATCAAAAATGGAGATTATTAAATAATCGTCATTTAATAGCTCCGGATTATTATTCAATTCAATCTGTTCCAAACCAAGAGAGTTGGATATTAGCAATGGCATTCTCAAATCCAAAGAGAAGTATTCTCCAAGGTATTCTTAACGAAGGAAAATATTCTGGTATAATGGATAAAATTTTAAAAGGGGAGTATATCGAATGAGAGACCCCAACAGAATCAATGAAGTATTACGAATGGTATCGAAGGTCTGGTATAAACATCCAGACCTTCGATTAGGTCAGTTAATATTAAATGCCTGTTCTGAAAGCGTAGTATATTATATTGAAGACGACGTACTTTTAGAAAGTCTTAAAAAACAGTATGAGGAGGAGTAAATTTGAACATAATTAATCCAATCTTTAAGATTCAAAATGAAGATAAAAACATCTTCACACTTCGAGTGAATGACTACAAACAGATTTTACCCGTAACAAGACAAATACTCCAACCTGCAATAGATTTAGGATTCCAGTTGAATGAACTGGACATAAAGGAATCAAGATTTTCGTCTGGAGAATTATCAAAGACGATAAAACAAACCCTTGCAATTAAATTGCAAAAGGGAACAGCAAATATTGATTTGAGTTTACATCTTCCTAAATTAGTTGACGATAATTATATTGTAATAAACGGGCGTAGAAAAATCCCTTTATTTCAACTATTTGATATCCCCATTGTTACAAGAGGAGAAAATATTAAATTAAGAACCAATGTCGCAACCCTAATGATCTTCAAAGATAGAGAACAACCATTTATCAAAGTAAGTTTTTTGGGAAAAAAGGTTCCGTTATCTATCTTGATGTTTGCATATTTTGGGGTTGACGAAATGATCAAGAAATTTGATTTAGCAAATGTCAAATTAGATGACTTAGGTAAAATCGAGTTGATGGATATATTAGTATCTGAATGTAAAATGATTTACGATGAATTAAAAACCGACACACAGGACGATTTTATATTAGAGATAGGTCGTATGTATTCAAGATATAATTCTAAATCAAAAGGGCATGATATTGTATATGCTCTTGATTTAATTCCGCAAGTTGATATATTTACAAAAAATTTACTTCAAACAGGATCATTGTTAGACGAGTTGGTTCATACAATCGCAACAGGAGATGTAGATGATACTCTATTTATAAATAAAAGAGTTAGATGTTTTGAATATATGATATTTGCAAAGCTTTCAAAAATTATTTTCGATATGTGCTTTTCAAACAGAACATCAAAAGCTCCAAAATTCAATATTAATTCATCTATGATATTAACAGAATGTAATGTATCAGATATTGTTCAGTTCGATTTTTCAATTAACCCAATTGAAGAATTAACCAAATTATCAAGGATAAGTCTTTTGGGTCCCGGTGGATTTAAAAGGGAAAACATTCCTAAACATTTAAGGGATATATGTCCAACAATGTTCGGTCGTATTTGTCCAGTAGACACCCCAGACCGCGATAATTGCGGTGTTCTACAAAACCTCATCCCTAATGTCAAGTTGGATGACGAACTCCGTTTTACAAGCGATATATGCGAGAAACAACCCATTTCAATACCTGTGTCGTTTACCCCATTCTGTGAGCATGATGATCAAACAAGATTACAAATGGCATCATCACAAATGAGGCAAGCAATCATGTTAAAAGACTTTGACCAACCGATGATTAAATCCGGGTGTGAAGGTTTATATACAAAGCATACACAATTTATCAAGTGTGCTAAAAAAGATGGTGAGGTCGTTCACCTTGATGAAAAATATTTAATGGTTGTTTATGATGATAAAACGGTTGACATCTTTGACGTTTCATATAGAAATATTTATGTTGAACATATGGATTTAATGAAAGTTTATGTCAGTGTAGGTAGCAAATTCAAAGCTGGGGAAATATTAGCTGAAAGCAACTTTGTTCAGAATGGCGAAATCACTTTCGGCCGAAATCTTCTAACAGGAGTTATGATTTATTATGGTCATAACTATGAAGATGGAATTATCATATCCGACAGGTTAGTAAATGAAGAAACATTCACTTCAGCCCATTTCAAAGATTTATCATTTACTATTCCTCCCCATAAGGTTTTATTGACATTAACAAACGATGAATATAAACCATTACCAAGTACTCTTGATAGAGTCGCACAGGGAGATCCGTATGCAATTATGAAAACTCTATCAGCAGATGATTTATATTCAGTTTTTTCAGAAGCAACACCTTTGGAAGCAGAAAAATCTTATATCATTTCAGGTGTAAAAATATTTGCTAACGAATGGAATGGAGACATTCCAGAATATAAAGAATGGGTAGAGAAAACTATTGAAAAGCAAAAAGAAAAAGAATTAGCTCTGAGATCTATCGTTAAAGAGAAACTACCCCGAGATCAAGCTGTTAAATTCATCAGAGAGAAAGACTTAGAATTATTTTCTTTCGTAGGTAAATATAAAAATAAGAAAGAAAGGGTTAACGGTATTTATGTTGAAATGTATGGCATTCATGTTCGATCAATCAAGGTCGGGGATAAAATTGCCAATAGACATGGAAACAAAGGAGTTATATCAAGAATATTACCACATGATAAAATGCCACAACTGCCAGATGGAAGACATCTTGATATATGCATCAATCCATTGGGTATAATCTCTCGTATGAATATCGGTCAATTATTTGAGTTACATTTGTCAATGTCTTTATATGATCTACAACAAAACCTTCTAAAAATATTAGAAGAAGGAAGTCAAGAAGATCTTAAGTCATATCTGTTAGGATACATTGATATAATTGACAAAACAAAAGATAAATGGTATATTAAACAATTCATAGAGCAACTGCCGAAAAAAATAGATGAAGAATTTATTGAAACTCTGTCGATTATTCAGCCTCCATTTGAATCTTGTCAATTAAAAGATTTGACTCAAGCATTACAATATACAGGATCTACTTTTAAATATAAAATATATGATCCTATTGCAAGAAAATATCTATTAAATGATATTGCAGCCGGATATCTTTATTTCTTCAGAATGGTTCATATAGCAGAAGAAAAATTAGCAGCAAGGGGAATCGGGTCATATGCGAAAAGAACCTTGCAACCATTAGGGGGTCGAAAAAACAAAGGTGGACAAAGATGTGGTGAAATGGAAACAGCATGTATTATTGGTCATGATGCTCCAAAGAATTTATTTGAATTTCTGACAACAAAATCAGATTGTATAGATTTGAAGAACGATTACATCAGAAACTGCATTGACCCGGGTAGAGTTGGTATAGAAGACTCAAAAGATTTAGACCCAATGCCTGAATCTGTTAAACTGTTGAACTCTTATCTTACAGTCTTAGGAGTTGATTATCGTGGGAGTTCCTAATGAGAAGAGGTGGGGTTGGTACGAGGCAACATCATCTTGTACCAACCTCTCAACCGATTATAAAGTTGTAACCGAGGAGGACTATTTTCGTAGAGATAGAGAACTTTGGTATAAACAATACTATTCCGACTTTCGTTATAATTTCGGAATGAAAAAACCTCCTATTAACGATTTCTTTAAAGAGGAAATAGCTAACCGGCCAATCAAATATACCAATATAGAAGAAAAAATCGACCCCATTCAAGCTGTTAAATTCGACCCAGAAAATTTATGGAGTGAACCAAAATGTTTGAAAACAGATATTGTCCAATCTGCAAAGCAGAAGTCACACTCAGGTATCACGTCGAAGACAAATATTTCCGTCTTGAAAAAGGAAAGATAGTCAGGGATGATGCCCACCAAAGGGGTTTTTGGGATACCCCCGAATTATTATTTGAGTGTTCAAATGATAGAGAACACGAAATACCAAACTATCCCAAATGGGAAGATCCTGTTAGAGAAGGATTTTATAAAGGAGCATATTATGACAGATAAAGAATGCTTACCCGACATTCAATGCGATTTACCCGACATAACAATTCCTATTAAACAGGTGGGGGTGGAAAATGTTGAGGTACCTTTTAAGTTAGAATCTAAATATGGAGGTTTTCATCAGCTGACTGCAAATGTCACAATGATGACTGATTTAGACGAAGGCACAAAAGGGATCTCAATGTCAAGATTATTATTAACATTAAAACCTTATTTAGACTTACCTTTAAAAAGCAAATTAATAAAAGAAATCATCTTTATGATGTTAAAAAATGTTGGAGGGTCATCGGCATTTATGAGGTTTCAATTCAGAATGCCAATTAATCGAAAATCAATTAAAACAGATAATTCATTTCCAATATACTACAAGTGTAAGTTCGAGGGACAGATTTATAAAATCAAAGATGTGCAAGAAAGCGGAGACATAAATCATCCGTCAATTGACAGATTTAGATTCTTTCAAGGAGTAACAGTTCAATACTCATCATATTGTCCATGCTCTGCTGAATTATGTAATGCATTAGATGGAGCTGGATTTCCACATAATCAGAGATCGTTTGCTCACATTTTAACCGAGGTAGATACAGACAAGCATTACATTTGGTTAGAGGATATAATTGATGCAGTTGAAAGTAGTATACCAACATTACCTTATCCAATTATCAAAAGAATCGACGAACAAGAAATAGCTCGAGTTGCAGCAGAAAATCCGATGTTTGTTGAAGATGCAATAAGAATTATATCAAGTGCCGTCGATAGCATACCCGGTATTATGGATTGGATTGTGAAATGTATTCATGAGGAGTCCATCCATACTTCGGAAGCTGTAGCTGTAAACTGGAAAGGTATTGCTGGAGGATTTGATGGAAGGCGGTACATATGATTCGAGTTTCAATCTCATACGGATTTGGGGAAGATAACCGATATAATCTTAATTATATTCCGGAAAATATACAATGGGCATTATACAAATACGAAAGATACTCAGAAGGTAACTTGAACTTCTTAGAACGAAACAATGTGAACGTAAATGTAGTTCACCTTCCCCTAGATACTCTAAAAAGACCACAATATGAAATAATAAAATTAATGAATAAAATACATGAAACAGTAGGAACAGAAAAGTTTGTAATCCATCCTAATAAATTAATCACCAGTTTTATTCATTATTATATCAATGATCATGTTGGAAGTCAAACTCTTCCAAAATATAAATTATGTATTGAGAATTTTCAGTGGAGAAAAAAGAAAGAACTAAGATCGCCTCTTGAAATATTAAAATATTGTATTGAGTATCCACAATATTTTGGACTTTGTCTTGATACATCACACACGGAAGAGATTTGGTTAGATCACAAAATATTATATACATTACTTCCATACACCGAAGTAATTCATTTATCAAACAGAATCTATTCTGAAAGAAAACAACATATGCCATTCAATACAGGGAAGGGTGATTTGAATCTAATGGCATTTGTCAACCATTTGAAATTTATTAAATGGAATGGTGATCTTGTCCTTGAATATATGCCTGAATACACGGACAAGAAAATTAAAAATTATCACTTTTTAAAGGAGCATTTGAATGGATAGAACTGAAGATGTTTGTAACTTGTACCAAAAAGAACGAGAATATCAAAAGCGTGCTCATGGAGATTATAACAATGTTGAGAGTTTAAACTTAGGAAGCTTTCTTATATTAATTGATAATTATTTAGAAAAAGCTAAAAAAAGTTACTCCGGACCGTGGAAACAAAACCTTCCTGAATGGTTAACCAATTGTAGAGAAAATGTTTTAGAAGGTTCCGCTCCAGTTGAAGCATATGAGGAATTGATTAAAGTGTTCACCCTTGCAGGGGCAGCACTTGAAACTTACGCTGTCATTAATCTATCAGAATGGCGCAACAATATAGAAGAAGATTTGAAAAAATGGGAAAAGGAGTAATAGTCCAATGACTGACAATTTGAATGAAATGATCCAAGAAACACCAGCAGATGAAGGGGCACAATTCGTTCCTGAGAATCTGGAACTAGCAGAAGATCCATCGGATGAAGTCGCTCCAATCGAACCAGAAGCTACCATTAATGAGATTGCAATCGTAACTTTGGGTGGATGGTTTGAAAAATATGGAGCAGGGTTTACGAATCTACATCAGGTTCGAGTCGCCATTCGTGGCGTTGACCCACTCGAAAATCTATTAATTTCAATTGATGACCCAGAGGGAGCTGAATTAGCAGATGGACAAAGAAAAAGATCATTAAAATTATTTGATGACGCTTTAATCCAACCTGTCCTTGATCTGGAACCATCGAGTATGCAAATTTATAATAATGGTTTCAGAGTTATTTATCCAATCAACGATGATATATTTATCAAAATGTATGGAGTAAAGACCGGTCTTATTGCAATGTTTTGTTATGCCATCGGCAATGGACTTCTACCATATGCAAAATTTGTTGCAAAAAAGAGAGTAGAAACCATTGAAATTCAAACAGGCGATATTGAAAGTTACCGGCAACAATGGACACAACCTATTGATTTAGAAACTATGCATCTGTTATATAGACAGAGTGTTAAATCCGATGCCTTTGCAACAAAAGGCGCCGCAATCAATTGGTTGTTAGATCGACAGGATGGGATTACAGACATCAATCATCACCTTGAGATTGATAAAGTGATTATGACCCTGTTGAACTAACTTCTTAGCTCGGGTGGGGTTTTGCCTCCCCCGTCCACTCCTCACCCGAGTTATAAGGAGATTATATGAAAATCAATCCAGATTTAAACCTTGTTCTAAAAGAAATCTATGTTTATGATATTGAATCCTGTCACTATACTCTAATGAAAATGAATGGATATGATTTGGGAGGTATAGACCCAAATGATAAGGAAGCTAGAAATATTGCAATCGGTAAAATGATGCAAAAGAATCCAAGACTCACAGAGTTTCTCAGGAGTACAACAATATCATTGATAGATGAATATATAACAGCTAATGAAATTGATGACTCTGATATTGTTATTAGACAATACGATGGTTTGCTACTCACCAAACTTCTACATAAAAATAATATACAAGAAATTCCTTTAAACCTCAGAAAAACATTTGATGTGCTCATTACGTCGATAGATAGAGATATGTATATAGCTATTGATACAATACAACAAATTTCTATTAAAGGAATTCCTTTCAGATATCCACATATGGATAAAGTATACAAAAAAATATGTCAATTAAATTTTGCCAATAAACCCGGATTGTTTAGAGGGTTAGAAAATATAAAGAGATTCATTCTGGATTCAAATGATGTAAATTTGTTTGCAATCCCAACAAAAAATGACAAATTGAGCATTTTCTTAAGAGGATATGGAGAAATGGAAGTATCACCTGGAACAGTTAAGTTAGTCGATACGGATGAAATCGACAAGAGAAGATATTTTGATATTTACATTTCACCATTCACAAAAAGTATTGTTGCTCAATATGCGTAGGAGGTTATATGGATATATTGAATATCGCAGCAGGAAAAATGCCAGTCCTTGCAGATATGGCAACCAGGTTCAAACAGGGAAAATTTCAAGTCAATTTAGATCTAAATTATTATAACAAAACTGAAATATCACAAGTTGAATGGAATTATCAACATCGTTCTCACAACCTACAAAGTGATATGGTATATTACTGCAACGAAGATGTATTTAAATTTCTAGAACGAACTGTAATGAATTTTGATGTAATTGCAATTTACAGATTTCTTGAGCACGTTTCTTTTACTCAAATATTATATTTCATATATTTAGTATCGACTGCTGTTCGTATTGATGGAATCGTTGATGTAATTGTTCCTAATTATCACTCGTTAGCAGAAATGTTATTAGATGATACTACTGATAGTCCGGAGTTTGAGGAACGAAATATTTTATTGACAACAGAACTATTAAATGAACCATCAAACCCCCACGCTTCTATATGGACTCCACAACGAGCATCTTATTTTTGGGAATTTGAAGGTCGATTTACAGTTGATGAAAAGACAATAGATCCTCATTTTGTCTATGATGGTCGTAATATATATCTAAGATTCCAAGCAAAGAGAGTGTCATAATGCCGCTCGCAGTACCATCCCTTAGACGACCTCTTATTAACCGACAAAACTCATATCGCGACAGTCTTTTTATGGCAGATTTTATGATAGCATTAACAAGAGATAGGAATAATCCGAAAGAAAGATTTGTAAAAATATTAAAAAACAGATATACTGGTGAAACTGGTAGAGCAGATCCAAAGTTAACTATTGAACTTTGTGCTCGTATGATTGCTATGTCTGTTTTCGGAGAGACGTTAAAATTATTTCGAATTGAATTAGAAGAAGCAATAAAAGAAACCATAATGAAAAAAATAGGAGACTCACATGATCCCTTTCGCACAAAGAGCACAGGAGATGGGACTTGATGTTTCATCATCCTACAAAGGTTTGTATTCATATGAAGATCGTTATTCAAAAGTTGTATATAGAGAATTAGGAGCCTCGCAACCGCATCTGGATCCACAACATCATCCGACCGATGGAGCTGAAGTTCCAATGATTGGCGTTTGGACAGCACCCCCACAAACTAATAATTATAGTTATGTCGGGTACGTTTCAAACATCTATAAATTTGTTGGTAATGAACTTATCATTGATCGAGTTCGTAATGCCTTAGAAGAAGTCGGCACCCCTATACTTAAAATTGCAACACATCTTCTTTATGATCTAACTGCAATCAGAGAAGAAACTGTATTAAGAAGTAGTCTCAGTTCTCCACAAGCAGGTGATATTAACCCTGTAATGATTATTGGAAATAGTTATAACGGAACAAAAGCAGCAACTGTTGCTTTCGGTATAGCTGTTGATGGTGGAGAGATTATTGGCCAAACAATATTCGGTTTCTCACTTGGTGAGATGAAGATGATTCATATTGCAAGCAATAATACAAGATTATCTTCAGGTATCAATCAATATCTTGAAGTTTTCAATAATCATATTTTAGATATGATTGATAGAAGCTTCAATACAATATTAACCCAAGATCAGATGTTTGGAACTCTTGATGTTATTGAAAAATATGGCAAAAAGAGAAGAAAACAAATAACCGATATATTAACATCAATGCAACCACCTCCAAGAGAAGGTCAACCTCCAGCATTGCCAAGTGCATGGCAAGTCTTTTTATCTATTACAAGGTATTGCGCTCTTGAACCAAATTTGAATATGAAAAGACTTTTGGAGAACATTGCTGAAAGCGTTTTAGTCGTTCCGACTCGAATGTATGAGGTCTTAGGGCAATTATGAAAACTATAAAAGATGAGGAATACAGCTTCAATCATGTAAAACAACGATTAATGGAAAGACATAATCTCGACATTGATCGCGATTTTTATGATAGAATGAATAAAGATATTGCCCCGTATATATCAAATAGCCGATTTGATTACGAAACTGATAATAATGGGGAACAAGAAGTTCATACAATATCTATTAAAAACAAGATTGTTAAAGTTGTATTCTCACTTTCTAAAGATCGTATAACAACTGTATTACCATAAAAGAATGGGGCAGAGAAATCTGCTTCATTTTTTTTCGTTCGATTTTTTTTGGAACAAAATAATGTAAATAAAAAATAAGGGGAGTTCGTTTATGGCATCAAGTTATTGGTCACCATCGAGAACATATGAGTTTGAAGTGAAGGTATCAGATAGAGACCTCACTCCCGATCTTATCAAATTAACTATTTTAACTTCAATAGATTTGCCATATCAAACATTTTTATTAGAATTTTTTATGAATCAAAATGATTTGATATTAGAAAAAATATATGGGCAAGAAGAGATCAAGTTGACAATAAAATTATTCGGAACGGCGCCAAACATCCCAACTGATATAATTGAGATAAGTTTAATGAGTTTGTCAAGCGAAATCCCATTAACTATGCAAAATACAATACAGACCAATACTGACGTTAAAAGAGCTCCAATATCAATATCAGCTGTTTCTCGAAAAGCATTTACTACAATGTCAACGTATGTAAATGAAGTTTATGAAAGAGCATCTGTCGGATATGTTATTGAAGATATAGTATCAAAAGCTAAAGGTCTAATAAGACAAGATTCCACAGGAAGAAATCTAGATATCTTAGATCAAGTAATTGTTCCTCCTACTACACTATATCAAGCTATAAAACATCTAAATAGGACTTTTGGAGTATTTAATGGATGGTTAGGATTATGGTGTACATATGATAATAAAGTCTATTTGAAAAATTTAACAAATAAAATGAAATCATCTTATTTATTTTCTGTTTATCAATTAGCAGGTAATATTGATAATTCTAAAATTATAGAAACATTAAATGATACCGTATACTATACAACATATGATATTGAAACCTCATATACAGGCAATACAAAATTTGCTGTTTTTGCTCCAACTATGAAGCATATTGTAAAACCCAAAGATAAATTAAGTCAAACTATTCAGTTAGAATTAGAAACTTTCGCTAAACAATATGGTTTAGTATCACAAAAAAATAAAATATTTTTTGACAATCAAGCTATGTCTCTAACCAACAGACAAAGAATATATAAAGATCATACAGGATATGAATCTAGCCAGTCATTTATAAATGCAAATATGGCAGAAGAAATAGGAGATTTATCTGAAATAAGAATAAAATTAGAGCGAAATTTAAAGTTACAAAATCTAATGAATGTTGGAGAAGCAGTATCTTTCACTTCCAAAATTGATGATTATAAAGATCTCACAGGAATATATATCATGCGAGCAACACAGTTGAATTTTTCCAAAGCAAAAGATTGGGAATCTTCAGCCGATTTAAGATTAATTAGGACGAATCGAATTATATCGAAGGGTTAAAAACTTAGAACAAATATTAAAGAGGGTTATATGTCCATACAACTAAAAAGGTTAGCTCAAAAATACATAGAGGAATTTCTAAAGTGTAAATCCTCGTTCGACTATTTCTGCCGAAATTACATTCTAATCGAACTGCCTGGAAGAGATGAAAAATTAATTCCTTATCAGAAACAAACTGAGTTAATAGATCTAGTTCAACTTTATCATTATGTTCTTGTTTTAAAGAGTAGGCAAATTGGAATATCAACAGTCATTCAAGCTTATTCAGCTTGGTTAACTATATTTTTTAACAATGTTGTAATAGGAATTATTTCAAAAGATGGGAAGGAAGCAACCGATTTTGCAAGAGCAATTAGAGGAATGATAGAGAAACTTCCTGATTGGATGAAACCATTAAAGGGTATACTAGGTAGAGGGTTTGCAAAAAGAACTGAACAATCATTTATTTTAACAAATGGTAGTAAAGTCTTCGCTTCACCAGTAAACCCAAATGCTCCAGAGAAGACACTTCGTGGTAAAGCAATCACATTTTTGGTTATCGACGAAGCTGCATTTGTTAACTATGTTGATACCGCTTGGACTTCAATGGTTCCTGCTCTATCAACCAATCAGATGCAAGCTCGTAAAGTCGGGATTCCTTATGGGACAGTTGTTCTTTCAACTCCTAATAAAACAATTGGTGTTGGTCAATGGTATTTTGAAAGATATTTGAAGTCAATTTCTGGAAATGATATTTTTCATCCATTTGTTATTCATTGGAAAATGATTCCTGAGCTTGCACAGGATCCTGAATGGTATAATACACAATGTAGATTATTCGACCATGACAAAAAGAAAATCGCACAGGAGTTGGAATTAAAATTCTTACCGGCAGAGGGTTCATTCTTTGAAGCAGATACAGTTGAAAAGATGCAGGATGGTGCTGTCAAACCTAAGCAAAAAATCAAACTTTATAATGGAGAAATATGGGAATTTTCTGATGCAATTCCTGGAACAAATTACATCATAGGGGTCGATACAGCTCCTGAGCATGGAACAGATAAATCTGCTATTACAGTTTGGGATTATCAAACTCTAGAACAAGTATGGGAATATCAAGGTAAATGTAAAGTCCTTGATTTTGTAAATGTTGTTAAAATTGCAGCAACAACATACAAAAATTCTGTAATAGTTGTAGAATCGAACTCATATGGAAATCAAGTTGTAGAGCATTTAAATGCAAGCGAATACTGTTCACAATTATATAAAGAAAAACGAGGGAACAATACATTAGTTCCAGGTCTGTCAACTAATTCAAAAACTAGACCATTAATGATTGACGCTCTCTATTCATATATAACTCAATATCCTGAATCTGTTAAGTCTGAAAGATTAGCATTAGAATTAACAGGACTCGTATCTAAATCTAATGGAAAAGTTGAAGCAGATACAGGGTGTACTGACGATATTGCCTTATCAGCATCTTTATGTTTTTATGTTAGAAAATATGATCCACCTTTAGCATTATTAATGAACATGACAGACGGTTCAATGATAGCAAATGATCTCAAAGATATTCTAGCATTTAACATGGAAGATAGTGGTGTTCAATTTACAGACCAAAGTATTATGAAATATGTTAAAAGTAGACCACAAGATGTACACGGATTTGTAGATACGATAAGTTTCTTTAAGGAGTAATAACATGACTGAAAATGTCCAGGAATTATTTGCGCCCCCTATTGGACTCAAATTAGTTGATGTTGTTGATGGAATGAAATTATATTCATCAGCAAAACTATTCAAAAAGTTTTTATTTGCATTTGAGAAATCTAGTAGAGGTAGCGACAAAGTTGATTTAATCGACAAGTTAATGAAAAAAGGACTTTTAATCCCATGTTTTAAATCAAAGGGTACATTAGGATTTTTAAAACAGAAATTTTTTGGAAGCCAAGATTCAAAAGCGATTCTTGGAATGTATCATCTTGAAAATAAAAGAGTTTATGTTTTAATTGATAACAATTCCACCATCTTTGGAACATCATCAAATGATGAAATAGTATCTACTACTTTACACGAATGTATGCATTTAGCAGCAGGAAAAAACATGAAACAATTTCTGAAAGTGATGATGCCAACTCTAAGAAAATATTATTCTGAATTATTTACAGAAATATTTTCTCTAAAATCAGTTCCGAACATTGATGAAATTATATATCATATAGCATCATATGAAAGCGCAGAAACAGTAAATACAAATAAGAAACTAACTCAATATTATAATATGCTTTATGATACGTTTAAACCTCAAACAAAATTAGAGGAAACACCATTTAGATTACAATTACAAAATTATATTGTATCAATGAAGATCTTTTTTGTAAGTTTTCCATCGTTTGTAAGATCATATAGAAAATGGCAAAGTATATTTATAGAATTAAATCATGCATACACAAAAACATTTGGGAAACGTAATACATATACTTCACCATTTCAAGAATTAGTTTCTGTCTCGGAAGTAGCTTGTGTTATGGCAGAAATGATATCTAAAGATTCAAGAGTAAAATCTATATTAAAGATAGTCGCATAAGGAGATTAATGGATGGCTAATGATAAACGTCAAGAGCCAGGTAGTATAACTAAAACGTCTGATGCCCAACAAGAAAGGATATCCGGCATAAGTAATGTATCTAATACTATTACACAAATGCAAAAGACTACCCAACGACAAATTGAAGAAACCGATGAGTCCATAAACTACGGGCAAGCTCCGGAATCATCAGCAAGACAGATGAATGGAGTCCTTTCACGTTTCGGAGAAACAATCACAGCATTTACAAAAGGTATTCAAGACATTTCGATGAGTACAGCACGTGCGACTAAAGATGCTATTGGTCAATATGGAAAAGCTATTGGTCAAGATATAAACTATAATAAACAAAATATGGTTGCTATGGCACTAGCAAGAACAACTCCATTATTCGGTTATTTCGCTGCTAAATTTATGGAGACTGATGTTTTCCAAAAAGCAAAAGAGAGAATGAAAGAATCAATTGCCGGTGCATTTAAAGGAATTGGTTCTAGTGTTGCAAGTATATTTAGAGGAAAAGAAAAAGCTGACGGTAGAAAAGATCCTGTTCCGAAAATGGCTCGTGGTGGATATGTTGAAAAGGGAGGTATGGTTGAAGTCCACCCTGCTGAAGTTGTAATACCGATAGAAAAGATTCTTGCAAGAATTGATGATTCAATATCCGCTGGTCGTGAAATTTCTGAGATTGCTCAAAAAAGTCAAATAAGATCTCTAGCAAAAATGTCTGTATTTGTTGAAGCTGAAAGAGATAAAGAACCTGTTGGTATGGTCAAAGGTTTCTTGAGAGCAATGAGAGAAACTCATTCTCAATATGAAGAACCATCTAATATTCGTCTCTTAAGAGCTGTGTTAGCTATACAAGATACTATGGGCGCGACGGTTTCATCATGGCAACAAATATATACTAAAATGCTTATTGAACATCCGTACTTCAGACAACTTGCCTTTGTTATGAAAGGTGTCGGAACTGTGTTTGGAATTCCATACAAACTTGTTTATAGATTTTTTAAACGAGAAGGAAGTTATCGAAGCCACCTATCAAATAGAAGTAATCCATTTGAAGCGCTAAATGAAAACGTCGCTGTATTATATACTGGAACAATGTGGAGATTGGATAATATTGCTAAATTTACAAAAATGACGGCGCAGACATCAAGAGATCTGGCATCATTTGTAACGGGTAACAGATATCCAAAAGTTACGGGTATACCTATCGGTGGTTGGAGTGTTTTTAGTCTTTTAAGATCCGGTATAGGTTTAATATCTAAACCTTTTGCTTGGTTAGCAGATAAAACTAAAGTCGGAAAGTATTTAAATTATGCTTTAGAAAAACCATTTGTAAATGCTTGGGATAAAGTTTTTCAAAGACAGGCTGAATTGCGACAACTTTATAATGGAGAAATTGATGTTCAACATCCTATAAATCAGATTGAACAGCTAATAATAGATCAAAAAAATAAAAAACTACCTCCTCTTATAACAATAGATGCAGGTAAAGCACAAGAGGAAGTTGTAGACTTATTAGAAGGTATTGATTATCATTCAGAAACATCGGCTAAAGAATTAGATAAAGCTAATAAAAGAGAAAAAAGAAAAGGAGTTCTTGGATTGTTTGGCATGTTAGGTGGCGGTATATTAAATATTGCTGGTTTAGCAATGGACTTTATTAAAAATCTAATACCAACTAATCTTTTGTCTATGATAGCTGGTTTAATAACAGGAGCAGTTCCAACCGTTTTAGCAGGTTTAGTTGCATTGGGTGCAGGAGCAGCATTTGGAACATGGTTAGATAGATATTTTTTTCATCCTGCAAGAATGAAATCATTTAAAGAGATTGATATATTAACTCAACAGATAAAAGCTAAAAATAATCTAGTAAAAGATAAAGCTACTAAAACTGTAGCTGATGAAACTGGAATGAAACGATATGATTCTGCACAAATATTAAAATTGACAGGCGGAATTTCAAAACTGGCTGAGCATCAGTCGGGAAGTGCAGTGACTAGAAAAAATAGAGCTCACGCATTAGGAATGGCAGGAAAACTTGCTCAAGAAGCAGTAGCCGAATCACAATCTGAGTACCTGTTAAGTAATCTACATGAATATATGAACTACGATCCAGAAACCATTGAGATAATGAGACGAAGCTTCATTGGTTCCCCATCTGAACCACATTTTACTAAAAAAAAATGGTCGTTCCTTGGAAGTCAAATTGATAAAGGTGAAGTTAAAGCGTACGGAACTAAACGAGAAGCTGCATTCTTAAAATTTCTTAAAGATAATGCAACTCCATTGACGGCTGAGCAACAAGCTGCTGTATTTAGTAAACATGCCAATCTTACCGAAAAAGGAATGAAAGTAGCAGGGGATGTAAAAAGTTGGGTCGCTGAAAAAGGGAAATGGGCAATAGATCAAACAGGGCAACTTGTTGAAAAAGCAACCGGTAAAGTTATCCAAGCAAAAGATATAGCAAAAATGCAAGCATCCGACTTGACAGTAGCAAGTAAACTAATAGGTCAAGAAATGCAAAAAAGAGGGATGGAAGGATTACAAGGGTTAAAGACTCTTGGAGAGTCAGTAAATCAACAACTTCACCAAGTATCGAATGTAATCACTCAACAAGCAAGTAATGTAACCAGCGTATATAACTCAGGTGTAGATAAAGCAGGATCATTTATGGATGATCTGAGTAAGAGAGTTATGGCAGGTAACTTTCACTAAGGAGGATAAATAAATGGCCAATAATTCTGGCGATTTAACCACAGTAGATTATGTTATTGGTATGCCTCCAATAACAACTAGAACTGGAGACAGTATACATACACAAAGGTCAGCAGAAGCTGTAAAGAATACTATGCCTGTTGCAACTATCTATCCTGGGATTCCATCGTTTGAATTTGGTATAGATTTATTTACTAGACAAAATGCATTTAAACCTAGTTCTTTTAACGAAGATCTGCGATTTCAACGGAAGACCACAAGAAATACAAATTTCTATCTTCCTATGTTGAGAGAACACGGTTATAACTTAGACGAGAGTATTCACAATCAAGGTTTAAAGGTAGCATACATTGCTGATAACTTTCCAACAGATACATTCTCTAATGAATACGGGGAAAACTTTTTACAAAAATTTACTGATGTAGCTTCTGAGGGTGCAGCTTCAATTGCACAAATGTTTGGAGCCAGAGATATAGGACAGGTTGCAAATAAAATGACTGGTGCCGCTAAAAAACAAGGTGGATTTGCTGCTCAGATGGCAGGAATGGCAGATAAGGCGCGTGGTTATATAGACGATTTGGGAACTATGTTTAAAGAGTTCAGTCCTGCTGGTGCAAGAATGGCAGGAATGGTTAGCTCACTAATGGCTGGTTCAAGAATTGATTTTCCTATGGTTTGGAAAACCAGCGCCTTTCAACCATCATATACAATGACTATTAGATTATATAATCCAAATCCGGGAAATCCACAATCAACAAAAAAATACATTATTGCTCCTATTGCAGCATTGATGTTATTGGGAATTCCAATATCACAAGATGGAAGTACATATAGTTGGCCATTTCTTCATAAAGTTGAATGTAAAGGTATCTATAGTTTAGATCCAGCTTTTATTCAAAATATTACAGTTGTTAAAGGTGGTGATCAACAACAAATTTCTTGGAGACAATCTCTTGGTCTTGTTGATGTTAGAATTGATTTTGGAAGTTTATTCAGTAGCATGTTAGCAACTGGAAATTCTACTGAAAAAACAAGACCAACTTTAAAAAATTATTTAAAAGCTATGGAAACCGAAAAACCAATTTATAATATCACAGGAGGTAATCTTCTTGATCCACAACCTCAAAAACCAATAAATACACAAGTAATTGGACCTGGTAGAAATCAACAGGCATTTACAAAACCTCAAGCAATCCTTGATGGCTCATCAGAAGAAAATAATGATATACCAGATAGAGTTCCACAAGCTATTAAAAATATTGCAACAAAGTTACAAGCTTTAATACCGTCTGGATTTAAGATTGATTTTTAACACATAGTACTTTTGAATATTAATGTTATATAAGAGGCGAGAAATAAATTTACGATGAATTGAGTTTGTGAGGTATAAGAATTGTATTGATTTGTTAGTTTTAAATTATGTAAAACTCTTATTAAAAGGACGTTTACTTGTTGTTTGAAATATACAGTTGCATTACTTCTTTTCACTGCCATTAAACTTCTAAGATATTTTTCATATTCACTTCCACATAATTCATTTGCTGATCTTAACTGTTTTAAATATAGATTTAAAATCATTGAAATATTATCAGAGTATTCCACATTTATCATTTCTTTAGCAATACTTTCAGCAACTGAACTTTTTACTTTACTAATTTTCTTCGCTACATCTAATGCTCCCTTATCAATAACCTTATATACAGTTAGTTTTCTGATCGTTTCATCTATTTTAGATTTTCCACGTTCTAACGATTTATATTGATATGCATTAGAATCTTCATCCCCTATATCATCCTGTGTTTTAATAGATGATCCCTTTTCTTTTGATTTGTAATAATTATTAACAAAACTTTTGACGCTTTGAGAAATTCTATGTCTAGAAGCTGAAATAAATTCTATGATTCTATCTAAATCCCACTCTTGAATATCCTTTTCATATTTTCTTTTAACTTCGCCTGATAAATAATATAGACTATTAGCAATAGTTTTTTCACGAACAAACAGATGTGTTCTTGTTAATGTATCAATGGTGTGTCGAAAAATATCATCATTACAATATCTCAATTGCTTATACATTAAACGACCATATTGAAAAAACATATAATACGCCATAGTTGTTTTGAAGGCAGCATTGTCTCTATGTAAAAGAAATAAATGCATAATAACAATTAGAAGATTTGTTGCAGGGTCTTGCCATAATAACCATTTCTCAGCGATGGTTCCTTTATATTGTCTTTTCACAAATTCTTTAACGTCCTTATCTGTCAGTTTCATCATATTTAGAATTTCATGGTATGCTAATTTAGTTTTTGGATAATAACAAGGTTCAGATAACGCATCAAATTCTCGTGCCGCAAATCTAGTGATTAACACTTTAAGACCTCTAATATTATAATTAGATTTTTCTATTAACTGTTTCATGAGAATATCCTAATTGCTATATCATCTGCTTCAAAGAAGATATATTCTGGACCATATGAAAGTAATTCTTCTTGGGTTAATTCATCTAAATTAAAATTGAAAAAGATACTAGATTCGGGTTTAATCAAACGACAATGTTCAACGCCTTCAATCTCTTGAACAACGTCAATAATTTCAGAACGATATAAGAAAGCATTGATGCCAAACCTACTTGTAAAGGCAGCTACAACTGCCGTCCTTACTTCCAAAGTTAAGTCACTATTTGATCCTGCATATGTTGAAGACTTGAAAATATCAAGTTCAATTTGTAACGGAATCTCATATATAGGAACAACCCATCCTGTTTCACAATAAATATATTTTTTCAACTTATTTGTAACATATACCATCTGCTCAGTTTTTGGTTCATTGTAAGCCCAAGTTAATGAAGTTGAATCAGATAATGTAGCAACTTGATCATCTTTTCCTAACCAATCCCCTGTACCATTTAGAATAATATATCTATCACCATCTGTTCCAGACGTAGGAGGATCCGACAAAATATCTGTTACAGCAGTTATATTTATTTTGTTAAGTTGCATATTTTCCATTAAACCCAATGTATTAGCAAGTTTAAAATTAACAAAATCTGTTGCCATTTTATAATCTTTAAATTCTAATGTTGTAACTAATATCTGCATCACATTAGCTTCAAAATCAGCTTGATTAATTGAATCATAGTAACTAGCTTGAATCGCAGGAATATCATAAACAGTATAAGATGTCGAATCATAAATAACATTTGAAAATTCAAAATCATCTAAAGATTTTCTAAATGTAAATAATGCAGTATATTGGGAAATAAAAGTTGTTCCATATTTTATAGTAAAATAATATGTTGCTTCGCCTGTTGGTAGAACAGTATAATCAGGTAAGTTTAGTGTAAAGGTAGAGGATGTAGAATCATTAACCATATTATAAGTAGACCCTGATTCCAATACTTCAACTTTACAGGTCACTGTTTCTGAATCAGTTTCGGTTGATTTATAATTTAGTTGAAATTCGGCAGCAGCTCCATTCTTAGTTACAATTAATAAATCTGAATGTAAATCATATTCCGAACCATAGCTTGTAACAAGAGTTGGAATTTGTTGAATTTCAGTCATTACATATACATAGTTGGCAACAGAATTTAATAACTCAATTGTCATATCAAATATTGTATAATAATTTTGTCCACCGTGTGTTAGAACTGTTCCCCTTGGAACTTGCTGAGTTAAAAAATTATACTTAATATTTCTGGCAGGGACAATTACATCCCCATATAGTAAAGTTGAAAATAAACTTATTTCATTTACTTTAATATCAGAACGCTTTAAAACAGGTAATGAATTTTGTGACAGAGGAGAATCATCAATTATTATATTGGTATTGATATAATCATTTTCAGTAACAAGTCTTTCTAATGCTGTTATATTAATAATTGCATTTCTTCTAACTTCCTCAATAGATTCTTCATCCACTCCACCAGTTCCAGGTGCCGGATTCGTAACTGTATAAGTAACAGCTCGACCTTCGTCGTCTGAGATTCTTGTTTTAAGATCAGTTGTTTTTCCTGTTACAGAACCAGTAATGACATTTCCATCTGCTCCTTTTGTTAGTTCTGTGGTGACTCTAACTGTTCCGCCAGCTTCAGGTTGATAACCAATTAAACCATTACCGAATTGTAGATTAAATCCTGTATCATTTCTTCTTTTGACGTACCCTTTGGTGGTTGATTCCATCAAAAATAAACTACTATACTCTGTATATAGCTCATAACCAGAAGACCCCGGAGGACGAATCTCAACCACAACATCGGATATTTTTTTAGTTATATCGGTAAATGATACATCAAAATCAAAGAATTGATATATTTGTAAATCCTCAGGAACTTGAAATTCTTGCTCATCTACCTCAAATTGTTTAAAAGGTAAAACCATTGAAAAATAAATATTTCCTTGGGCATCTGTTGAAGTAGTATAAGGTAGATTATAAATTTTATTATCTTCTACAACTGTTATCGTCACATCTGAATTATTTAATACATTAACAGTCGTTTGATAATATGTAGTAAAAGCTATGCTTCCTGCTGATAATGAAAACTCTTCTGGGATTATAAAAGTTACATTATTTTCTGTAAACTCCAGAGGAATTGTAAATAAAACATTAACATATGCAGCAGATGCTTCTGATGGTTGATATCCTAAGAACGCAGCTAAATTATAAATGGATCCTGACAGTTGTGCTTTAGTTAAAAAGAATTCCCTATACGATGATATTTGATAAAATAAATTATTGGTTGTCAGAGTTGATAAGGCTTCAACGACGAAAGCAAGAAATGACGATTTTGTTAAATCAACTTCAGACAACTCCATATATTGAGCAAGAAGCTCAATAATCTTGAGAGTTGTTTGATCTTTTGATTTATAAACTTGTGATGATACTGATATATCTGCCATTATTTATTTCCTTATATAAAATAAAATCCGCTGTTATTGTCAAATAAAGATTGACTTGTACATCTTAATTCTTTATTCTTAGCTAAAAGTTTTGTCATAAATGAAGCATCCTCAACAGTATGAATTTTTTTATCATAATCATAAAACGTATATACATCTTCAACCTGTAAATTAAGTTGAGATTCAGTAACACTTTGTTCAAGATGAACTGAAAGCTTCCAAAATAATCTATCCTGGTTAACTGACTTTTCTACACCTCCAACATTAAATAGTGGATATGTATTATTTGTCACTCTTAAATATTCTTGCTCCATTTTAATTTTATCATTTGGTAAAGGGGTTATTCCGTAAGTGCTAGGTATAACAAATGTGGTATGGTTTTCTTTTACATATCCAATATCCTGACCGTCCATTGGAGTATTTATTTCCTCAATATAAAATACGGGCAATAATAAAACTTTATTCCATCTGACTCCAGAATATTCACCGACTCTATCATAAGATCCAGCAAAAACATGCTCGTCCTCCCAAATAGTTTCCTCTGTGTCAATATGATAATATGTCGTAAGAAAAGAAATAGCATCTTTACTATAATAATTATATATTAGATTTTGATACTCATGAATATAATTATATATTTTTTCGTATTTTTGCATTATTGCCCCGTTGAACTTCCATAAGTTAAATCGTCAAATTTTAAATTGAGAGTCCCTTTTTCTCCCTCGTAATCAATAGAAATATCAACCTCAAACCCTTTTCTATTTAGAAGCAATCTGATTTGAATATCATTAATGCCTGCTCGATTATCATATCTCAATATTCTGTATTCAATTTCTCTTTTGATTTGGTCAATGGTTTGATCATCTACAGGTTCAAATACCATTAAATGTAAATCACTTCCATACTCAGGATCGTGAAGATGTGTTCGTCTTGGAGTAATTAGAATATTACTCCAAGAAGCAATAATCACATTTAAATTAGTAATTTTTTGGAAATCACCTGCGGATGTGATTTTAGGAAGGAAGTCTCTGAGTCGATTATCAGATCCAGTAATATCCTGTCTAAATCTATCTAATAAATTTGCCATTAATTAACCACCCATTCCACCAAGAATTTCTTCGACAACTAATTTTTTCTTTTCCTCTTCTAAATCGCTTTTCCACTTTAAGTATGAATAAAACCTTTTAACAGGCATTTGAATAACCTGATCGTACGATTGTTTACTCATCTCCATACAAGAGTATATATTTTTTTCAAGTTGGTCAATGTACTCGTCTACTAATTTAGATCGAGTACACCATGCGAAAAAAATTGCCGACCAGATCTATATTTATAACCGCCTCATTACCACAATGTGTACACCCACTTAACATATTCAACTCAATTCCAAATTTACCAAAATGATCTTTATATTCGGCATAAATATATCTTTTATCTTTAGCAGGAAGAGATCTATATGCATCAATTATATCTTCTCTTTCAGAATAAATAACTGTATCCCCACCGCCTTTTGGATTTTGATAAAACTTTGAAATTATCAAAGTTTCTGTTATAATATCCAAATTTTTTGTATTATTTCCGCCTGCACCACTTTGCAATCCCATAATTTCATCCCAAAGCGTGGGTTGTTTTATAGTAGCAAAAACACCTTCAGAAATAGGTAAAGTAACTTCAACTACTTTTTCTAGAATATTACCTTCTTCATAGAAATTGATATTGAATGTTTCAGATGCTTTAACAGTTACAGAATATGGCTTTGTGCAAGAACCACAAGTAACATCATAATTTCGGATATCTTCATAAGTAATATGATAGAGACCATATAACAAAGCATCTCTATCTTTTAAAGTTGTATTTTTTAACCAAGAATCATAACTGGTGATTGTCTTGGGTTTCTTGACGAATGAATCAAATATACATTTATTCAAATGGTCATTTGCCTTCGACGGTGTTAAAAAACTTGCTTTTAAACGTTCTTCTTCTTGAACATTCAATGATCTAACGTGATACGATAAATTTGTTTGAGGTGTAATTACCTCGTATTCTGGATACTTTACATCAAATCCTTTAAACATGAGTTTATCTCCTTTCTATTCTCTTTTTATTTAAGTTACATTCTTAAGTTGATGAGCTAATAGTATCACCATAAGTTTCAATAAGTTTTGATTTAATTCCGTATACTTGGTCAGATAGACTTTGGCATTTTTCTTTAACCCATGGTTCATGCCATACATAATCGCAATTAAATTCAATCTCGACATCTAATCTTCCTACTGTTTCCACATCACTTGTAAAAAGGTCTTGTGGATCTTTTGTTGGGAATACTCCATCGTATGCTGCATAATATTCTACTGTTTTTCCATCAGGTGCTGTTGTCCAGTAATACATAACGCAAGCATATGTCGATTTAGTATAACCAGCTCCTTCTTCACCATCAATAAGATTGGATACACCAGAACGATAATCTCTTATCATTTTGATCCAACCATGCATAATGTTCAGAAGTGGGGTTCCGTTGAACTCTAAGAATTTTACAGAAACAGAGTTTCCGTAATCAATGTTTCCAGGAACTGACCATTTAATTCCACCAAGTCCTGTAAACTCTACTTTGTTGAGAGTTCCTCCAGGTGGTGTAACCGATAGACAGGCAGCCGCTAGAATATTTGCAATCTCTTGTTTAGTCATATTATCTGCATATTGTGGAAGGGAAGCTGGTATCCCTGCAAAATACACAAAGTGATAACCAGTTAAATAAGGATCTGCTACTCCGGCAATTGTTCCACCGAAGTTTCTGCTAAACCTATTGTTTGGCACCTTCGCAAATGAATTTTTAATACCCATTTTATAATACCTCCAAATTAATCAACTTTAATTCTCGATCTAATAATTTTCTTAACAGAATCCCAATCTCCATTCGCTATTGTAATTGCTTTGTCGTCAATGTAAAAGTCTGCATGAAGTTTATCTGATGTAATTCTATCGAAATAAATCTCATTATCATTTAAATAATTTTCAATGTTTGTGATTTGTTTAAGATGATCTCCGCCCTGTTCTTCCGCATTTTCTTTAGATACTCGGGTTGTGAAAATAATAATCTCAAACCCCAATTCTTTCAGCCAATCTATTGTTTCTTTCGCTCCATCAAAAGCATCATCGTATATTGAACCATCCTGATAACCTTTTGAATATTTGTGAATTGTACCATCTAAATCAATCATTGCTCTTCGTGTACTATTATCTGCTTCCGAATAGTATCTTAGAACTTTTTTTTTCTTAGAGGGAGAGTCCATAGGGAATACGGATTCATCATTTTGTATTTTTTCTAAATAATCCGAAACATTCATAAATTTTCAAACTCCGTTAAGTAAGCATCAAGTTTATATTTTGTTCTAATAAACTATGTATATCTCGTTTAAAAATAAGAACTATATATATTAATAATTGAATAGGAAGGGTTGTGATATTTTTTTAACTAAATTTAATGGAGGTTTTAATTATGGACAAGATTTACAAGGGAGATGTATCAGATAAAGCGAAGTATATTATGCAAACCCTCAACGAGAAATGGGATAGGGGGGACAAAACTAACAACACAGGGATTTTACTTGTCGCTGCTATATTAAGTTTAGTTCTTATGAGTAAATTTTCTATACTATTTATCGTTACATTATTCGGAGTACAGAGACTCTTATATCATATTAAATTTTTTACCGACGATTCACAAATTCCGGACACAGTCGATGAAGATTCTAAAGGCGAGTGAAAACGGAATAAACGTCATAGCAAAATATGACAAATATTATTCAAATGATGATTACCAAATGTACTTCAATACAGAAAGTGGTTTCGAACTCATTAGAGGGATCAACGGAAAACCCGATCCTTTTTGTTTGGATATGCCTGCATTATTAGACGTGGGTATAATGGGACATTGTAAAAACAAGTGTGATATTTGTTATCAAGGTCATTATAAAGAAAATCATATGACTTTAGATAATTTCAAATTTATCGTTGATCAATGTCATTCTCACACGAATCAAATTGCCTTAGGAGGTCGTGGGGATCCAAATCATCATCCAAACTTCAAAGAAATTGTAGAATACTGCCGGAGCAAGCAAGTTGTTCCGAATTATACCACAAGTGGAATCGATCTCACAGATGAACAAATCGAAATATCAAAATTATGTGGTGCAGTTGCAGTTAGTGATTATTCAAAAGATTTTACATATGACGCTATTAGAAGATTCCAAACCGCAGGGATAAAAACAAATATGCATTTTGTATTTACTTGTAACTCAGCATTTAAAGCGTTCAGTTTTTTAAAAGGACACAACCCTTGGAACGATAATGTTGATTTAGATAAATTAAATGCAGTGATTTTTCTATTATTTAAACCTGTTGGTAAAGGATCGTTACATGAAGAATTACGTCCATCCAAAGATCAATTACAAACATTTTCTGATTTAGCATTAAACAATAAAGCAATCTCCAAAGTAGGTATGGACAGTTGTCTTGCTAATCACATTGAAGTTCCAAAAAATATGGAATTTTTTATTACTACTTGTGAAGCAGCAAGACAATCAGCATATATCAGTCCATCTATGGAAATGATTCCTTGTAGCTTTATGGATAAAGAATATTCTGCTAATCTTCAAAAATATGAATTTGGAAGACATACCATTTTTGCTGTATGGAAATTATTTGATACTTTTCAGCAAGTTAGAATAAAATTAAAATTAAATCCAAAAAAATGCCCTTTAGGGTATTAGGAGGACCAATGATACAATATGC